CAAAGAGCATAGGAGAGGCATTCGACAGCGGGGACCTAGATTGTTCAACAATGGCGTCCGCGCCGGGCACCAAATAGGCGTTAATATGGTCTACTTTCCGCTCTATAGTGGCGCCGTCATCGTCTAGGGAGAAAAGTCGCCGCACTGTAGGCAGAGACTGTGAAATGCCGATGATGCAGACAGTTACCCCAGCATTGTTATGGGCCAAGTTCGACCAACGAAATGAGGTGTGAGCAAATACAATTCCATGCTTAGTCCGAAATATCGCAGGCCATAGAATTGGGACCTGTAAGCCTTGGCAAATAGAGTTTGTAGTAACAAAGGCGGAAATCGACTTGGTGCTTGTTCCATACTCCGCTGCCTTCATTACCCATCCGGCCACATAGTCGAGTGATTTCCAGCCTTTTGAATATCGGTCAAAGATGGAATTTAGTTCCGATTTTTGTTCAGCGGATTGCCACTTGCTGCCTAGGTAGGGGGGATTGCCGCAAATATATGTCTCTCCGCCCTCGTTCTCGAAATCGATCTGCGCCTGATTGAGCGGCGTATGAAACAGATCATCGGCATGGTGCTTCACGCCCGTTCCGGTCGGCGGACAGATGCTGAGCCAATCAAGCCGCAGGGCATTACCGCAAGTGATCCAGTTCTGCGCGTCGAGCGGCAGGAAGTCGCGCAGCGCCTCCTTCTGGCCGCGATAGAGCACGTCGCACTGATATTCGGCGATGATGAGCGCCAAGCGCGCGATCTCGGCCGGAAAGTCACGTAGCTCTATGCCGCGAAAATTCGTCAGCGGGATTTCCGTGCGCCGGTCGGCCTCGTCGCGGCGCTTGTTGATCTCCGCCTCGATGGCCCGCATTTCCTTGTAGGCGATGACGAGGAAATTGCCCGAGCCGCAGGCCGGATCGAACACGCGGATTTTCGACATGCGCTTGCGCAAATTGAGCAACATGCGCCCGTTGTCGCCAGCCTCTTCCAGCTTCTCGCGCAGATCATCGAGAAAGAGTGGGTTCAGCACCTTCAGGATGTTGGGCACGCTGGTGTAGTGCATGCCGAGCGCGCCGCGCTCATCATCATCCGCCACGGCCTGGATCATCGAGCCGAAAATGTCCGGGTTGATCTTTTTCCAGTCGAGACTGCCGATGTGCAGCAGATAGGACCGGGCGATGCGGCTGAAGCGCGGCACATCCGTGCTGCCGGAAAAAAGCCCGCCGTTCACATAAGGAAAGCCATCGGCCCATCGCGGAATTCCGGCAGTCGCCCGTTCCGTCGTCTTGGTGTTCATGGCGCGGAACAGTTCGCTGATCACCTCATGGGTGTTCGACGAATCCTTCGCGCTCATGGTCTCGATGGCCGTGGTGAACGTGCCGCTGCCGTTGAAGATGTCGGTGTCCTCGGCGAAGAAGCAGAAGATCAGCCGCGCCATGAAGTGGTTCATGTCATGGCGGCGCTGGGCGGTTCCCCATTCGGGATTGTCCTTCAGCAGCTCGACATAGAGCCGATTCAGGCGGCTGGTGGCCCGGATGTCGAAGGAACTTTCACGGACCTGCTTGACCGTGGTGATGCCGGCCAACGGCAGGAAGAAGCCGAAGTGATTTGGGAAGTCGGCATAGATGCAGGAGATCGGCGCGTCATCGGTGGTGAGGTCTTCCGCCTCGAACAGTTCACCATCGGTCGCCAGCACAAAGCGCGCCTTCGCCCGCGCCGTCGCCGGGCTAACCTTGAGCGCCCCGAGTGTCCGCGTGACCTCGCCCGGCTTGCAGGTGGCGATGTGGATGTTATTGGTCTGAAGGACGCCGCCCAGATCGGATTTATTGGATTCGCCCTTGCGCAGGCGCTTGAGCGTGGTCTCCTTGTTTCCGAAGGCTTCGAGAAACGCATACGGGAATTCTGCCGCATCAAACGGTCGCTCTGCTAAGGCAGAGATTGCTTCTTCGATTTCGACGGCGTTCACGGTATCCGCTCGCTCTAATAAGTAAATTTATCAACAGCCGACTGGCACCCGATAATCCCGCTCAAAGCATGGATGGTATTCATTGTAGCGTGATCGGCCCATTCGCGCCAGCCGTCAAAGGTATTCGCCCCGTGTCCGGTTCTCAACAACTACCCCATCCACCGCGACCGGATCGGCGTCAGGACCGGGCGGGAAGCGGACTCCGCTCCATACATGGTCTGCGCCTCCCGCTTCGCCGCCCCCGCCATCCCCGTCGCCTCGTCATTGAGCCGCAGCCCCATGGCCACCAGCCCGTGCAGGGCGGCGGTGGCGTAGACGAAGGTGTCCAGTGCCTCGTTACGCTCGCCGTCGCGCTTCATCTGCCAGGATCGCACGGGGCGGCCCTTGTCGAAGCGGGTGACGACGCGCTCGGCGGTCAACTGGCGGAAATAGTCTGCATCCAGGGCCTTGCCGAAATGCACGGCGCCGGGGCCAGGTTCGGTAAGGCGCAGACGGGCGTAGAGGGCATCCTTCACCGCATCGACGCCAACGATGAACAGCGGCACCTTGCCTCGCACGCGGGTGGGGCGGCGGGGCCAGACCGGCACGCCGGGGCCGCCGCGCCCCTTGATGGCCCAAATGCGGCGGGCAAGGCGGGTGCGGCAGAATTCATAGGCCATCTTGGTGTGGTGCCCGCCGGTGTCGATGCACACGGCCCGAATGGGCAGATCGGCCACGGCGCGGGCATGGGTGAAGGTGGTCTCCAGATAGGCATCCAGGTCGGCCCACAGGCGCGGGCCGGAGGGATCGCCCCACAGCACGCGGGTGTCGATCACCCAGGCTTCCTCGTCGGCACCCCAGCCGATCACCTGCGCCTCCAGCCGGTCGCCCTGCACGTCCACGCCCGCCGTCAGCACGGCCACGGTATCGGGCAGGCGGTGGCCCCAATCCTCGCGCCGCGCCATCAGCGGATCGGCGGGCAGGGTGTCGCCCGCCATGTCCTCCCAGGTTTCACCCAGCTTGGTGTTGGTCCACACCTGCAAACGGGGCGGATCGGATTTGACGCGACCATGTTCCTGGGCGATCTCGGCCCAGGTCTCCCACGGAGAATACAGTGCCGACAGGTGGAACCCTGCGGTGCGGCCGTCGCCAGGGGCGGTGGGACGCCACTCGCCCGCCGACAGCAAGGCGGGTTTGTCGTGTTCCTGGTGAATGCCGCCGCAGGATTCGCAGAAGAGGTAGGCTTCGGCGCGGCGGCCTTCGGGCCAGCGGATGCGTGCCCAGGTGATCGGGGCCATGTCGCCGCAATGGAGGCACGGCACATGGAAATACCGCTGGTCGGATTCCAGGAATGCCGCCTCGATGCGGGAATGCCCCTTCAGCGTGGGCGTGGACACCATGTAGATGCGCCGCCGCCCTCGGAATGTGGCGGTGCGCTGGATGGCCAGATCCACGGGATCGCCCTCGCCATCACTGTCGCCGGGATAGCCGTCCACCTCGTCCAGAAACAGATAGCGCACCGGGGTGGAGCGCAGACCGGCGGCGGAATTGGCCCCGGTCATCACCAATTGCCCGCCGGGGAAGCTCTTGCGGAACAGGCTGTTGCCCGCGTCACGGGATTTGGCCGAGGCCACCAGTTCGGCCAGAACCGGGGTGGAATCGATCAAAGGATCGATGCGGACGGAGGTGTTGCGGCGGACCATGTCCAGGGACGGCTGCACCAGCATGGCGATACCCGGCGCATTGTGGATGATGTAGCCCAGCCAGTTGAGACCGGCCTCGGTGCCGCCGGTCTGGGCTCCCTTCATCAGCACCACCCGCTCCCACGGGCTGGCGGTGGACAGGGCATCCATCACCGCCCGTAGATACGGCGTGCGGTCGGTGCGCCAGCGGCCCGGCTCGGCGGAGGTGGGCGGCAGGATGCGGTGGCGTTCGGCCCATTCGGAAACGGGGATCGGCGGTTCGGGGCGGATGCCCTTGCGCCATGCCGCATCGACCACCGCCTGGGCCGTTTCAGCCGCCATTGGTCAGCGACCAGATGGGAGTGTCGGCGAGGTGTTCCAGATGCTCGCGCATCATGCGGTCGAGGGCGGCATAGGTGCGGGCGGGATCGGCCCCCAGTTCCGCCGCCAGCAGGGGCGCGGTGCGGCTGACCCAGGCGATATGGGCATCGCGTTCGGCCTTGGCGCGGACGAACACCGCCGCCGCCGCCTCCTTGGCGTCGATGACCTGGCCGCGCTCGCGGTCATAGGCGAGGCGGGCACGCTGGGCCTGGGCCAGCACCAGGGCGCGCTTGACCTCGGCCATGGTGGCGGGGGGAGTGTTTAGTTTGCCGGTGGAGGGGGTGACGGTACCGCCCTTGTTGCGGCGGGCGGGATCGAGATTGGCCTCCATCCAGGCCAGCCCCTGGGCCACGTCGATGGTGCCGTCGGCCAAGACCGGCAAGCCCTCGGCCACCAATTGGGAGATGCGCCCCTTGGACAGCCCGACGCGGGCGGCAAACGCGGATTTGGTCTCGGCGTTTAGTTTAGGCATTTTCGGCTGTCAGGCTGGAAAGGTCGAGGGCTGAGGCTCCCCGCATACGAATCCGTCCGGGAGGAACCGCTTGCTTGACGAAGATTGTCGTTCCGTCTCGCTCCTGTTGGCACG